GATCGCCGCACCGGCACCGAGTCCCGCCGACACGCCAGTCCAGACCATGTTGTACCCAGCGGAGGGCACCATCAGTCCGGGGTTGGCAGGCGTGTAGCAGACCAGCACATCCTTATCACCGATCTGGGAGTACGACGCTGTTGCGCCCTCCTGAGCGGTGTTGTATGTGCCAGCCATGACCAGTACCCGGTCCACGCCGAACAGTCGAGCGAGGAGATCCTCGGTGACTGACTCCTGCGAGGTGTACTTGATCCTGTCGATGATGTCGCTGTTGTCGACCAAAGCCGAGAACACCTTGTACGACATGATGACAGTGTTTGGCACATAGCCGGTGTTGGTCAGGACGGTGTTCTTCGCTGTCTCGACATCGGCGATCGGGGTCGATGACGCAGCATCCCAAAGTGGGCTGGGTGTTGCGTCGGTGCCCCATACACCGGTCGTGAACGAATCGGCTGCCCACTGGACTTCCTGACGGATCAGCATTTGCTGAGTCAGGAACCGTGTGGCATCCATGTCCATGTTCAACGGGGCGTCGGCGTTGGCTCGGGTCTGGTCACCGATGTCCTTGTGGAGCGCGTACACATCGCACGAATAACTCGCCGTGCTGAGTGAGTACCCGGTTCCAGCGGACTCGGTGCCGTCGGCCCGACGCTGTACCTGATCGCGGAAAAAGTCAGCCTGAGAGTAAGTGAAATACTTATCAGTCTGCTTGTTCACGTTGACTGTCGGGAAAGCCCGAGCAGCGACGAAGGCGTAAGCCTCCTGCATGTAAGCGACGCTCATGTTGGTCAGGATTGCATCAACATGAACATCGGTTGAGGTTGGCTGTGGCATGTGTCAGTCCCCCTATGCCGCTCGGCCGTTGGCGACGTTGAGAATCATCGACGTCGTTTCGCCTGCCGAGGCTGCCTGTAGACACTGACCCATCATGTAGACGGTCGTGTCGGTTCCGGGGCTGATTGCGTCAGCCTGCGCGTCAGAGGAAGTCCCGATGAAGTTACCGGCGGCGAGTGTGCCGTCGGCAACGACCTTGGAGACCCCAGAGATCGCGACGATCGCCTGCTGGCCTGACTCCGGGTTGTTCTGGAGTATGCCAATCGGTGCGTTCGTAATCGCCGTAGCCACATTCACCGTCGTGGCCGAAGCCAACACGACGAAGTGGTACTGCTTGGCGGACAGGTCCGCACCAGCGGTCAAAGTCCCGATAGTGACGAGAGGTGATTCATAAGCCATGTCCTACACCCCCGCTTCGGTCCGGTACCTGTCGTACAGGTCCGGGTTCTCGACCGCTACGAGAGCGATCGCTTCGGGCTGGTTCTTCGCTCGGCCTGCCTCGACGGCAGACTTGGCGAGGGCTTCGATCTGGTCGTAGGCGTCCGTAGACGAGTCCAGATCGTTGCCCAGTTCTTTGAGCACTCCGGCTTCGGACAGAGCCGCCGCACAACCGTCGAGGATTTCCTCAACGACTGCCGCTGCTTCTGCGTCCGCGCCTCGGAGTGAACGAAGGACAGGAGCGAAATCGGCAGCGACGACACCCGGAAGGATGCGCCACGCTGAAACCCGCTCAGTGGCCTTCTCCATTTCGCGCTCCTCGCGCAACGAAGCCGCCTCAGCGGTTACGTCGTCGAAAGCCTTGCGGAGATCAGCCAGTTCCTTCGTCACGGACTCCGAGGGGCTGTCGTCAGTCTTGAGCACCGGGGCTGGTTCGATGACCACCTCAGGCTCGTCGATGACAACTTCCTCTGCCGGAGCATCCATCGTGGGTGTGAGGTCCACGGGTTCTACTCCTTGGTCGGTGGTCTGTGATTCGTCTCGCACTTCGGTGAGTACCTCATCCAAGACGGCAGCCGAGTCCTTGCGGACCAGCCACCCCTCGTACAGATGCGCCGGGTGGTCAACACCTGACGTTTCTTCGATCTCAAGATCGACGAGTTTCCTAGTGTTCGGCATGTCACCTCCGGTGAGACGGGGCGCAGGTTACATCAGTGTGATTCGTTTGTCCTGTATCTGGCTTCGGGGTGTTCTGGCTGCCCGTTAGCCGGGCGTAGGGGCGCTCTCTGGGCCTGCGGGGGTCGGGGCGGGTAACCGGGCCGGAATCGGGTTTGAGGCCCTTAGAACGGCCCGAAAAAGTTTCTGAGAAATCTGCCCAAAACGCCCCGTATGCCTAGACCGGGCTAGGTAGGTGTGTAATACTGGGGGCATGGAAACAACCACCCGCCACGAGGTCGAGGTAGACACCCGCATCGGCGCCGCCTACGCCGACTTCCTCGCAGCCACCCACGACGCAGCCAAGGGCACCGACCCCAAGACCCTCCCCGAGTGGGACGCCTTCCTCGCAGCCGACACCGACTACACCGGCTGGAACCGCTACTACGCAGTCCCCGGCGGGCACATCCACTCAGACATGAACTGCTCGACCTGCAACCGGGTCAACAGCCAGACCGGTCAGTGGACCCGCACCACGTTCGCATGGATCACCGACCTCTCCGGCCTCACCGCCGACGACGTGATCGCCGCCTACGGCCCGACACTCTGCACGGTCTGCTTCCCGAACGCTCCGGTCGAGACCACCGCCAAGGTCAAGATCGCCGACCCGGTGCAGGAAGCCCTCACAGCCCGCAACGAGCGCAAGATCGCCGAGGCGCAGGCCCGGTACGAGGCAGCCATCACCCCGGAACTCGACGCCCTAGTCGTCGCCTTTCATGTGGCTAGCGAAGCGCACAACGCAGCGGGCGCTCCCGGCCTTGGCTCGGACCTCTACAAGACGGCGCGCAACGCCTACGCTGCCCTCGCTGACAAAATGCCCAAAGGGTTCAACTGGAGCCGCCGGGTAAAGGATCTCGGACTCCGGTAGCAGCCCCGGCGAGTGGCCCCCGGCTTCGGTCGGGGGCTTCCGTCGTTTTCAGACCCCTTCGTCACCCCGGCCACGATGCCACGCAGCATGAGCAGCGATCTCCTCACCATGCCGATCCAACTTGGCGTCCATCGCCTCCGTGCGCCGGTCAATCGAATCGAGCACTCGTCGGTTCGATTCGTGCGTCGCGTTGTTCTCCTGCCGGACCCGGTACGCCAGCACCGTGAACGACCCACCGATCGTCGCCGTAGCGACCGCTCCGATAGCGGTCACGACCTCAGCGGTCACCGCTTCCCACCGTCATACGGCTTGGCGTGACCGAGGCTGACCATCTCGTCGTTCAGGCACTCGCCCTCGTCGTTGAGGATGCGCCCGAGGATGCGTCCGAACTTGCCCCGGTCGTCGAGCGACGTTTGGATGATGACCCGGTTCTCCAACCCGCTGGTCCAATCCTCGACGTACCGTTTCGCAGCGAGGCCCGCCTGCTTCTCCACGGCGTCACGGGTCCGAGACTCCGGGGCGTTGATCCCGTGGAACCGCACCCGGCCCCGGTACGAGATGTCGAACCCGAGGTCGAGGGTGACGTCGATGGTGTCCCCATCAACGACCCGATCAACGGTCGCCTTGTAGTGAAAGAGTTTCTGCTGGCTCACGACAGCACCTCCGTTTCTGCGGGGAGTGTAGACCGGCGGGTCGGAAGCGGCTGACCTCTCCCTCGCCGTGCGGGCCTGACTGGACTGGTGGCGCAGGTTACGCCACGACCGGCGCGGGCCGATCAGTCGTCCTCTCGGATCGTCAAACGGTACCAGCCGTCGTGGCTGCTGTTGTAGACCGAACCCCGGACCACATAGTCGCCGGGTGCGAGGTCCATTCGTTCGATACGACTGTCCCAAGCATCACTGACGTTGACGATGACCGGGGTGTCGCCCGAGTCCCAAGCGATCACCGAGTTCGGGAACTCGTCCGGGTCGGTGGCGTTGCTCGGCGGGTTGATGCAAGCAGAGGTCGGGGAGCAGTCGCGGCCTCCGTCGTCGTCAGATTCGATCAGAGTGCCAACCGTGACCGCACTCGCGTCGCCGGAGTGCGCCCCGTCGGCGGCGTTCGTGTCGTGGTTCAGGAAGATGTACGGATCGCCGAACTGGTTGTTGCCAGCGACGAACTGCGCGTAGGTCAGGTTCGTATCGGCGTCGATACGAATGTTGGTTGTCTCGTCCAGAGAGAACTGGACGTACTCGTAGTCGGTGCGGCTCCCCGATTCGACGATGCACCAGTCGCCCAGCCCGGTGAACCCGCCTTGGCTACACGACGCGGGGATCGTCGAGTTGGCTGTCGTGGTAGTCGCCGCCGTGTACGGGTCGCCCGCCGTGACCGTCGTTGCGGAATCTTCCCAAGCCCGCTGCGTGCTGCAACCGCTCTCCACGTTGTCGACGTAGGTGCAGGTCACTGTGTCGGCCCCGGCGCGGGCCACCACGGTTGTCGTGTCCACGAGCGTGTTGGTCACCGTCGTCGCTGTGGCGACTGCCTCGTACCAGTAGGTGTCATAAGAGTTGTTGGTCAACGAGGTTGTGACGTTGGTTGTTGTCTCGGTTCCCGTCTGAGTGGTGACGACTGATGTAGACAGGGTTTCCGATAGGGAGTTCACCGTCGTTTGAGATGTGAGAGTTGGCTGGTATGCCGGAGGTGGTTCGTAGACCTCGACTATCCCTTGCTCGACTACGAAGCCGGGTAGCACGTCGCCCGCTACATCAGCATCGACGTCTCCTGCTTCGACAGCCACGACGACTGCGGCCCACCCGGTGAACCCCGCCGGGACTGCGCCCCAGTCGTCGTAGTAGGCCGGGTTGTTCGCCGCGTCGTAGTCGTCCCATGTGCCGAAACCGCCGGGTGGATCTTCGCAGGCTGATGTGCCTCGGCACCCGGCGAACCGATCCCATGACGCTGCTGTCGTAGTTGGCGGCGGGATCGTTGTCGTCGGCGGGGGCACCGTCGTCGTGGGAGGTGGAACGGTGGTCGTGGGAGGCGGCTCGGTGGTGGCAGGGGGCGGCTCGGTAGTCGTAGGCGGTGGGGCCGTCGTAGTTGGGGGGGCAGCCGTGGTGGTCGGTGGAGGGGCTGTGGTGGTTGGAGGTGGAACGGTTGTAGTTGGCGGCGGCAGCGTCGTCGGAGGAGCGACGGTCGTAGTCGGTGGGGGGAGGGTTGTCGGAGGGGCAACCGTCGTGGGTGGGGGTGGCAGGGTCGTCGGCGTCGGGGGGAGAGTCGTCGGTGGCGGCGGCTCCTCCTGTCTTACCTCAGGTTCCGGGTCTGGTTCCCAAGCAGTAACCACCACCAGATCATCTTCGTGTTCCTCGATGAACACCTCAGTCCATCCCTGAGGTTCCTCGTCCCACCACTCCTCCTCCTCGACCACGGCGAACGCCTCAACCTCGGCTGCCGCCTGCTCCTCAAAGTAGTCGTCGTCGTAGGTGACCTCCTCCCACTGTTCGTCCTCCCAGTAGTCGTCCTCGACAATCAGCGTCTCAGCAAGGTCCGGGCCGTCGTCGAACTCCGGGGGCGGTTCCCACTCGTTGCGTTCCTCGATCTCATCGACATAGGACTCACCGAGCACCTCGTCTACCCGGTCCTCGACGATCGCTTGGAAGTATTCGGCGTCGGACGCCACCCACGCTTCGACAGCCTCCTCCTCCTGCTCAACGACCCCGGTGTCCGCATCGAACGTGATAGCGACCACCACAGGTGCGGCTGGCACCGGTTCAGGCGCGATGGTCGGTTCCGGTTGGCCCGGCTCGACCGGTTCCGGTTCGGGCGGCTGCTCTTGGACTTGGTACGGCGTCAGGTCGACTTCGACCTCGGCTACCACCTCGCCTGTGTTGTCGGCGATCTCGATAGCGAGCGTGGCGACCGGTTCCGGCACGGGGGCTGCCGGGTCGTCGACGGGAGGCGGTTCGGGTGTGAACTGGACTGCGATCTGCTGACCGTCCTCGATGTCGATCTCGACCTCTAGGGAGTCGACGGCGATAGCGACCGTTGCTTCTTCAATGTCGGCGATCTCGACGGCTTCGTCGGAGAACTGGATCAGCGACG